ATCATCGAAAAGAACAACGTTTAATCCATATACGTTACCACGGAAACCTTTATTTAACATGTCAGTGTTACCAGCTTTATTTGCTTCTACAAATGTATCTATATTTCTTAGATCGTTTAATACCTCCGTTCCGATTAAAATATCAGTTGGGTTGTATCCACTATCTTCTAAGTCTTGCATAGATTCAGTTATGTTAGCGATTGTTAAAGTTGCACCACCGGCTGTAGTTGCGTTCGCTCCATCTAAGGCTAATAATATTAACTCAGTTTCCTTTTCTGCAAATCTACGTCCTGCAATCTTAATATTCTCTGATAACAATGAAAATTGTGAATCTTCCATCATCTCTCGAGTAATTCTTACTGCGATACCGTATTTGTTAGGTGTGAACTCTATTGTTTCATACCCAATTGCGTCTAAAGGAACTTCTGCACCTTCAGCTATTCTGTCAATATCCAAAGTGTCCTCTTCAATCATATTATAATCGAATGATGAACCTGGGAATCCTGACCATACTTTAGCTGCAAGCTCTCTCGGAATAAGGTTTTTACCTTGTTCGTCAAGAAGTTCTGGCATAATTAGTTTAGGGATCAAAAGAGTACCGGCTGTACCAGCATCTCTATTTATGTATTCTTTTATTTGATTGAATGCCATATTATCCGAATAGATTAATTACACCGTAGTTATTAGTACCTGATGCAATTGATTGCATTGCTCTACCGACTATTGTATCTTGTAAACCACCTGTTCCACTTGGGGCTGCGATCCAGTTATTTACATTACCTGATAAATTGTGTCCTACTAATCCACCACCTGATACGATTTCTCCAGCTCTACAAAGGTACATACCTTTAGTTGCTACTGGTGCGTATCCGTTTGATCCTGTGTTTTGAACAGCAATACCATTAAATAAACCTTCTGATGCCTTTACGAAAATCAAGTCGTCAGTCGAAAATGTGTTTGCGCCACTACCTGTTAGAGTACTAGTTCCTGAAAATGCCATTACAAAGTCACCACCTGATAATACACAACGTGCTTTACCAGTAATTATCCCTGGGTTACCAAAATCTTGTACATTTTGAGCTCCCAATGGGTTTGTGTTTTGACTTGTACTTACCATTTTATCTTACTACCGTGAAGTTAGCTTTACCAAAGCCTTTTGATTCGACAATATTGTATCTTTCTTCAACTTCTTCTTCTTCCTCTTCAGCATCTTCTTCTTCAGGTTCATCGGCTTTCACCTCTTCTTCAGGTTCTTCTACTTTAGGTTCAGGTTCTTTAGCTGGTTCAGGTTCCGCAACAGGTTCTTCAACTTTAACTTCGTCTGCATCTGCTTCCTTAACTTTTGTTAATTTGTCAATTGCTTCTGCCATTAATGTTTTAAGACCTTCTACTTGTGCCTCAACTTTAGATTCAAAACTATCTAGTCTGTCTTTGATATTAGCTTCTTCCATATTTATACCTCCTTTTAACTCTATAGAATCATCTTTTGATGAATGTGAATAAGCCTCTTGGAAGACTTTAATGAATGTTGCATTTGGATCCGCTGGTACTGCAACTAAACTTAACTCTTTAAATATAATACCCCGAGGTATAATTACGCCGTCTTCTTCATCTACATCGGTAACCATTGCACCTACAGATACAGTGTTTAGATCTCCTCTTTCGATTAGTTCTCTTGCTTTAGCATCATTTACTATTGCTTTGAATCCTACAAATCCATTTTCAATATCGAAACTAGATCCTACTACTTTACCTACAATTGAATCAATAGAATTATCGTGGTCCTTTAATAATGGCACACCAGTTAATGTATGTGAACTCTTTTCTAATTCTTCTGATAAGAATTTATGGTTGTTAGAAGTAGTAGTTGCATTGATTGCTACACCATCGATTATAAAATCTGCATTGATTGGGTTTGTATTAAACTCTTTAATTGGTACATTGAAGTTTAAGTTTATATTTTGCATAAAATAAATAGGTAATTTATCTTTAAATATATTAAGACGTCTAGTATATACCTACTTTTTCTTTAAATCTACGTACCTTCTTATTTGTCGTCGACGAGTGACTCCTTTTTGATTACCTGTTACATCTAAATTACCTTGTCTTATATTTTCCTCTTCGCCAAAGAATTTGTTTTCTGTACCACCAAACATTTGTTGTGTTCTAGAATTAACGCCACCTGAACCTGTATAGTCTACCCATGGTCCTATTACTGGTAACACTTCTTCTGTTACAGCAGGATCACCTTCTGCCACTAAGTATTGAATATCTGTACAACTCGCTTGATGCAATACTCTTTGTTGAGTTACTGGATCTTTATAGATTGGCATTATCCTATACATAACCTCATATTATAAGGCATTTCTTTTATTCTTGTTAGAACTAATTCTTTTATATATTCTTGAGTTTCTTTATCATAGTCTTTAAATTCTTTCATTCTTCCAAGATTAATTTTTTAGTTGACTCTCTTACTTTGTTCATTGCATACACCATACAAGTACCACATAACCATATGCCATTATAGTTACAAAGAAGTATACCTGGTTGTGGTAGTACTCCACACTTCTCACATTCATAGTTCTTTAATTGGTTTTTAATCTCCATCTTGTATGTCTACGTATTCTGGTTCCTCAAACCACCATGGTATGTCTGTCATTCTATTATAGCAACAGTACTACATCTACACGATACATGTGCAGGAGGTATTGTTTCTCCTATATTAAATATTTTACCATTGAGTGCTTCACATTGAGCACATGTTCTATCACTTAATGCAGCTAACCATCTAACCTTACTTACGTTCTTTTCCTTATATAGTTTTGTTAGTGCTAAGTTAGATAAACGAACTGTCTCTGTTCTTACTATTGGATTATATCTTGCAGCTCCAGATTTAATTAATTTCCCATCCTTTAATCTATCAGGCATATTAATATTGTTACGTAGTTCATTTTCTATTTCACCTATAGTTCTATTGTTCTTGAATCCGTCTTTTAGTACTACCCTTAACTTATTGATATCCTTTTCTCCTAATAGTCCTTCAGCTAAATCTAGATTGTTCTTAGCTAATAGATTAATGAATTTGTCCTTATCTGTAATGCTTAATGTACTAACCATGTAGTCTAAGTAATTGAATCCCATTTGTTCTTTAAGATTGACCCATTCTTTTAATGTCATATCAGTTGGATTCTTCTCGAAGATTTGATGACCTTCTTTAAATGATTGATTAGCATTAGGCTTAGCACCTGGTACTTCTGGTTGAGGTACTTCCTTTTCTTTCTTAGCTTCTGATGATTCTTCATTCTCTTTATTAGCATCGTTCATAGCAGTTCTCATTTCTTCTTTATCTTTTTCTGCTTGAGCTTGTGCCTCTTGTGGTGTAATTAATATATCTTCTAGTCCTTCTATTTCAAGTATTCTAGCTAACTCGATTTCTGCTCCTGCTCTAAGTGCAGGTGATGTACTCATTCCATTTATGATACTATTTAACTTTTCTATACGTGCATTGATTTCATCTTCACCAGGTAACTCCCATACGAATTCAGGTATCTCATCGAATCCATTAGCAATAAGTAATGGCTTAATGATCTTACCTTTGATTACTTCTTGAGTTATTAATTGTAAGCTGTGAATAAATCTCTTATAACCTGCTCCTTGTTCTTTAGCTATACCTTCATTTAGTTGTCCACTACCCATTAATACTTCTGGTACTTGAGTACCTCCTAAGAATTGTCTATAATCATGTTCAGCTAATTTAATATGATGTTCACCTAAGTTAGGAGAATCTAACATCTTAATATCTGCGTTTCCGTCAGTCACCCATTCAGTCTTATTGTTTAAGTATTGTAAATCTTTCTTAGCTTGGTCTACTACATCAGGACTTAATTGTTCACCTGGTTGTCCTATCTTAATATGATATGGTGCACCTGCTTTTCTTTCTACTACTATGTGTGCTCCTTCTTCTGCCTTACACATGTTAGTTAATATCTTTTCTGTAGAATAAATAAATCCTATTCCATAAGGATCGTTAGGTAATAAATTGAAAGTTAAGTGTGCTATCTCATCTGGTTTAAATTCTTGTAACTTCTTCTTAGTAGGTTTAAACGCTTGTAGGTCACCTTTGTATTGAGTATATTTCTGAACGTCACCTTTATCATTTCTTTTAACATACATTTCGTTGGCATTTAATACTCTCATATTCGGTGCATATACATCTTTGTTTGTTTCCTTATTTTTAAGTTTAAGAGGTTTCTTCATATCTAATTCCATAAAACCATTACCCTTCAAGTATGCCTCTCTTACCCAGCTTCTTAACTTAGTATCAAAACCTGATGTTTCAACAAAGTCATCTATGATAGCTTGTGCGTTTGGATTCTTTACTCTTATTTCAAAATCACTTACTACTGAGTCTGCTACTTTGTTTGTTACTCCAGACACTCGTCCATCTTTGGTATAAAGTAATTCAGCATCTTCAAATTCAAATGGATGTTGTGCTCCTAGTTCTTTAGGAAATCGTACTTCCTTGTCATCGATTATTCCTTTAAACTTCTCTGCTAGAAAACTTGTTTCTTTAGTTTCCTTAGGTAGAATGAATGTTCCATTGAATTTCTTCTTAGTCATAGAAATAATAGGTTATTTGTATTTAAATAATATAAGATGTTTAGTATATACTATCTAATGAAGGGAGATTTAGTTGTTGTTATGTCTAATTCGAAATACATCCTCATCATTAAGGCATCTCCATAATCAGGTGATCTTCCACCTTTGATGTTTTGCTTTATCTCTTCCTTAGTTAATATACCAATCTTAGTATCCTTGTCCAGGTCCTTAGCTTTAATATGTTCTAAGTCCTCAACTAACTTATTCTTAAAGTTTATTTCTATCTCTTTGAATATACCTACTTTGTCTTGATTAACATATTCAGATAGTCTGAAGTAACATTGAGATCTTAGGTTCCTGAAGTTATGTATTTTGAGTCCTTGCTTAGATTCTATTGGACGACTACCACCTACAAAGGCTTTAACATTCATACCCTTCATCTCTCTTAATATATCCACTGCTCCTCCACCTACTCCATCATCATCTACTATTATTTGACTAGGAGGTATGTGATGGAATTTTGCGATATTCTCTACATAGTTAGCTACATCAACCATACTCGTCTTAGGATACACTCTAATAGCATCTACCATCATGTCTGTCCATAACATGATCACTGTACTATCTGCTCCCCATCTTGCTACATCAACAGATAAATATTGTTTGTTTTTTGCATGTCTTTGTATCTCTATTCCGAACATGTCCATAATCTTATCATAATGAAATAGAGAACCTGGATCATCTGCGTATTCCCAGTTACCATGTAGTAGTCTTTCTCTACTTACTGGATCTAAGTGTTGTAAGTTCTCTGCATATACATCAGGCATAAAAGGATTATCTCCTACTAATGCTGGTATAAATGCTTTATGTTTATCTAATCTTCCTTCTTTACTTGCTCTGTAGAATCCTTCATATAAGTATGGTATCTTAGTTGGATTAGTTGCTAATAGAATTTTAGGTATTAAATCGAATTCATCCAATTTATATCTAATACGTGATTTAAGAATCATAAAGGCTTTCTCTGTAATCTGTGAACACTCATCAACGAATGCTCCTGTGAACTCTGTTGAACCAAGGTTATCGAATTGTGGATCTGCTGGATAGAAGTATAAATCTTTTAGGTATACTGAGCTACCATTAGAGAATTTGATTGTTCCTTCTATACTGTTATATCTGTATGTTATTCCTTCAGATTCAAGTGCTTCTTTCCATTCACCTAATATTCTAAAGAATGTTAATAAGGTAGATTCTTTAAGAGATTTAAGTACTGCTCTACCCATTAGCCATCTGCTACTTGGATACTTAATACAACAATAGATTAACCATACACAACCTAGATGAGATTTACCACCACCTGCACCGCCTCCGTAAAGTAGTTCCTGTGTTGTTTTATCATTCAGTATCTCCCATGCTATGTCCTGCCTCTTGTTCGGCTTCCATCTTACTATTTTCATGTTCGATGATGAACTTGATCCCTTCTCCTTTGTGTGTTGTTTCATTTTCTACCTTTTCTATAAATCCTCGATGTCTCAATCTAGTCTTAGCATAGAACATTAATAATTGAGCGTTACCTTCTAATGCTTTACGTCTTATTGCATCTACTATCTCATCATCTAAGGTATCTATTGTATTCTGTAAGAGTTCTTTGAAGGTAACTTGTTCTTTCCATCTTTGGTATGTTCTTCTTACTATTCCTGCTTTTGTACAAGCCTTGCTAACATTACCGTGATTTATAAATTCCTTTATGAATATACTTTTCTTTACTACTGTTGAGACATTTTCAGACATCATAATTTAAAAAATTATTTCTTAGCTTTCTTTACTGCATCTAAGCCAGATTCCATTATAGTGTATATGTTTGAGTACCCTTTAAATTTGTACTTCTTCTTCTTAACAAACACATCTATGTTGTATCTCTTAGATAAGTGTGGATCGTACTTTTCACCTTCATCAATAAGTTCAAAGTTCTTTAGATCACAATACTTAGCCCAGTCTATTTCTTTAGTATCTGGTTTCTTTGTTGTTGCGAATCCTTGTCTTTTCCACTTCTTGGTCCATACGTCTAGCTTGTCTTGAAATTCGGATACTGCAGCTGCACTTGCAAATGGTAATCCTTTCTTATTAGCTTCTGCTTCGTACTTAGTTATTTCTGCTCTAAATTGACTTTCTGGTGATCTTACTCTTCTTCCACCTTCTACTGCAATTGGCTGAAATCCCAGAGTATCTCCATCTCCTGTAGGCGATTGACTTAGTTCGTCCTTAGTTGGATTTCTTATCATTTTTTACCTCCTGATTTTTTAATTGATCTTCAGTTGATTTTATCACAAAACTGGTATCTGTTATCTTATCGTTTAGTAGTTCTAGTTCTTCTGCTTGTGCTTTTCCTTTAATCTTATTTAAATAACCTATGTATTGATTAGTGAATGCTCTATTCATCTTGTCTAGATTAAGTCTATCCTTAGCATATTGGTATTGTTCTCTCATATCTTCTAGTAACTTCTTTTGATTCTTTAGATTCTTTTCTGTGAATTTTATTTCTTGTTCGTTCATTCTATACCTCCTTGTAATTTCTCCCCTGCAAGTTTATCTATTTCTTCAAAATACTCTTTTGCACAATGCTCATTTTTAAATTTATCTTTCAATTCTTTAATAAACTCTTTAACATCTTCAGTTCTAACGCACCAACCTATTCCTTCATAATGATGATCTTCAGCCATTACTATTTTATCACTCAGACTCATTTGAATAGCTCGTATCCTTTTGAACATTTTTTATATATATGATCTTGCCATAGAAATAAGTATTTATCATCTGTGTTTGATGGTTTGTATTCTGCACACTTGTTATCCACTAACCATTTTGCTGAGTCCAATAGTACACTTTTGCATAAACATGATTCTTTTTCGATTATTATTTCTTTATCTCTTATTTCTTGTTCTTCGTTCATTCCTTCTTCTCCGTTATTCTTTTACTTTCTTCTACTGCTTTGTAAAGTGCTTCTTTTGATTTATCAAAACTAATCGCTATCATACTATTGTCTTGGCGAAAATAAATATCTCTATCTTCATCTACTTCAATTTTTAATGTTCCATATCCTTTAAACACTTTAGGAAAAACTTCTTTTTGTTTGAAATATAAATAACTATCATACCAAATTTTCCCTTTCACTTCACCCTTTAAATGATGATATTCATCTCTAGTTATCTCTACACAACCCATTTTCTTTATCATTTCTTGTGCTTGTTCTTTTGTTATTTTCATTTTGTTGTTACTAAATTATAGGAAATAATCTTTTCTTCATCTTCATCTATCTTTTTAATTATTAATTTTAAATTGTCTAAAACCTCTTTTCTAGTAAGATCACTATTTAGTCTTGTTTCAAAATCTACTTCCTCTTCATATATTATTCTCATTTAATTGACCTCTTAGATCCATATTGATTCTCCCAGTTTAATTTCATTTCTAATATGAATCTCATTACTTCTTCTTGAGTTGCGTATCCCCAACAACATGCCTGTCCATCCTCAATTAATCTAAATTTAATCATTCTTTTTCATGAACCTCTTATCAATCTCTTCTATTTGTTCGTCTATTGCCTTACGACAATATTCATCTGGTTTGAATTCTGGGTACTCATTAAAAAAAAGGTGATGTCGGAAGTTAAAACCGACACTCCTTTGAACAATCTTTTCGTTTGGATCTATTCTTCTTCCCATTATTCTCTTGATTTTTTAATAGCATACGTCATCAAGTTTCTCATAAACCAAACACTAGCAAAGGTAAATATGTTAGCAACAATGTATAGTACATACCATACTGCTCCACCAACTTTACCCATTGTATCAGTTCTTGCGTTGTATTCTTTTTTAGTTGTCATGTATTAATTAATGTATGTATGTTTATAAATGTATCCATAAGTAGTTTAATTCATTACCTACTTAGAAAGAGTAACTGTTTTCAAATTCCTCTAAAGAGAAATTAGGTTTAAATCCATTTGGACTATCTTCTTCATATTTCTTTAATTTCTCCCATAATTCAGGATAATCTTCCATAAGAATCTTTAATGATCCTTTACTTTGTTTTGGACATAACCAACAACCAGTTCTTTTAAATTTAAATAAGGGATGTTTAAGTCCTCTCTTTTCTAAATAATTTATACAATCTTGTTCTGTCCAATTCCAATCTACAAGAGGATATTTATATCCTTCTTTAAGATGTATTCTTTTAGGTTCATCAACTGCAATACCTAAATACCTAATGTTTCCTTTACATATGGGATCTAATAATTTAAATTTAGATTCTCTACTCCAATAACATGGAAATGCTGTTAAAGGAAATCCTCTTTGATTACCTTTACTTTTTCCCCTAATACATTTACCATAAAACCAATCATTAAAACTCTTTAAAGGTTTTAATCTTGTTATTTTCATATTTATCAATTCTTCTATTTTATTGATCCATTCATACATTTCTGGAAATTCAAGAGTAGTATCTGCAAATACTATTTCATCTATAGGCATTTTTAATTCGATCATTCTTAATAACATGGCAGAACTATCTTTTCCTCCACTAAAGGATACTATGTGTTTCATTTTGTAAATATATTATTTTAAAAGGAATATGAATTTCCACCATCTATGTTGATACAAGCACCATTAATATGACTTGCTTTGTCTGAACATAAGAATGCTACTAATGGACTAATATCATTTGGCTTACCTATTACTTTTGGTTTATCTATAAAAGGTTTACCTACATCTATATGTCCTGGACAGATTGTATTGAATGTTATTCCTTCGTATGTACCTGCTAGACATTTCATGTATGCTATCTGTGCAGATTTAGCTGCAGTGAATCCAGGGTTATGTCCTTTCTCTTTTCCATATATAGAACTAATAGTTATTACCCTTCCCCAATTCCTTGGAGTTTTCAAATAGTGATTAACTAGTTCAGCCATCATTACATAGTTCTTATGCATTGCTAACTTCCATTCTTTTGGATCACTTCCTATTCCTCCAGCATTGTTAATGAATATGTCTGACTTGTCTAATAAATCTTTTATTCTTAGTCTATCCATTCTGTTTAGTATGTCATAATCATTTGATCTAGATATATCATGTACTTTAACTCCTTCTCTTTCTAGTTCTTCCTTAATTGATTTGCCAATACCTTTAGATGCACCTGTAATTAAAGCTACTTTGCCTTCAAGATTTAGTTCCATTCCCTTAAACCTAACTCAACCATTTCTTGTTTGAGTAGTTTAGTAGGTAAACAATAAAGTATTCCTCTGTATGTTAGTCTAGGAGTTCTCCAGGCATATTCTAGATTGTCTAATGTTTCTTCATCTACATCTAGTCCTGCATCTAATATGTCTGCGTATGTTGGTTTAACTATATCACAAGAACCTAGTGTGTTGGTATAGAAATTGAAGTTAAAGATCTTCTTTAGTTTATGTTTTACTAATTTTAAGTCAAGAGGTATTCCATCATAGTTTATATGTCCTAAGTTATTATCAAAGTCATGTATAATTATAACACTCTTCATCTTAATCTCTTTTAGTTCTTTCAATACTACATACTTTCCTTTACCTTTAGGCATCTTAGGATCATAGAAATGTGCATCTAAATAGAAGATAGGTATGTCTTTCCTTTTGTTATCTAGATAATCTCTACTATAATTGTCTAAGAAGTTAGGAGAAGTATCTTTTATTATTTCTACGTTATGGATCTTTCTTAATCTTTGACTTGCTAACTCATAGTAATTATTTTCTTTCTCACATGTTATTACTTTTGGAAAGTTAACTGAATGTAGTTTGGCATTGATTCCTTTAAAAGTACCTGTCTCTACAAATTCTTTTACATCGTATTTCTTTCGTATATACTTAATTACTTTAATTGATTGTTTGTCTGTCCAACTCATATTAAATCCTTTACCTTTTTAGCTGTGTGATCCCAGGTCATATCCTTTGCAGTTTCTTTAGCACTCTTACCAAATCTTTCAGTTATCTTTCTATTTTCATAAGCAAATCTCATACATCCTTTAAGTGATTCTATATCTGGTGTTAACCATTTTACTCCTTCGTATTCTAATTCGTGTTGTACCTCTGTTAGTTCTCCACCTATAATCCATCCTGTTTCATCAGTACAGAAATCTGTTTGTCCACCGAAGTTAGTAGTTATAACTGGTTTACCACAAGCCATTGCTTCTATACATGGAATATTAAATGCCTCTGCTCTAGTAGGACTTACAAATACATCAGCCATATTATACATCTCGTTTAATCTTTCATTGTTAAGTGGATCTGTATTTATTTGGAATAGAGGTAATGGTTTATCTGGTAATAGTTGTTGTATTAAATTTTGTAGATCGTTTACACCATATGCTGGATTTACTTTAATTATTAAGTTTGTATTATCTTCAGGTGTAAATTCTTCTAAGTATGCTTTGATTAAGTATTGCATTCCACCTCTGTCCTCTAAGTTTCTAAATCCTTTATTACCTAAAAATGTAAACTTATCTTTAGGCATTTGTTTGGGATAGAATTTATCTAAGTCTACACCATGAGGTATTACTACAATCTTGTCTTTAGCATTTTTATATAAATGTATAAATTCTCCATATAATTTTAACCGATCTTCTTTTAATGAATTTAGATATGCTTGTTTGGTATGTTCAGATGCTACTATGATCTTTTCAATCTTAGGATTACTACATTCTCTTAATATCCATTCAGGTATAAAATCTCCTTCCCATATTAGATATACCCAGTTTCTTTCCTGTGTTAAAGTTTGTTTCCATTGTAATGGATGAACTACTGCTAAGTTAATAAAATCTTTAGGATAAGGTACTTTCATTAGTTCTAGTTCTTTGCTTGATAATTCCATCTCTGCACCTTTAGGTACTGCAGTTTCTAATCTTGTATCTGTAATCTTACTCAAAGCATTAACTAGGCTTCTTGTATGTATTGCATATCCACTTGTTCCTAGTATGTTTCCTATTACGTTTATCATTCTTCTTTCTCCTCATAATAACTATTGTAACATTTTGGACATAACCATCGTTGGTGTCCTATTGCCATTGGTCCAGGTTCCCATTCACAACATTCCTTGTTACAATAATATCTTCCATCATTCTTTAATACTGTATTGCATTTATTACATTTTGGTGTTTTTATTTTTTTTAGTTTCATTTTAAGTTTGTTTGTTTCATTAGTTCTTGAGGTGTGAATTTAAAGTCTGGAAATAGTTTCCTTAATTCTTTTTTATGTTCTTTAGTATATTCTAATAGTATCTTTTGGTTCTGTGGTACTAAAGCTCCTTGGTCTGGGAATCGTTCTCCACCACTTGGAGTTAATTGATGATAGTTAATTGCTCCTGTGTCTACTCCTATCTTGTATCCTGCTAATTGTAGTTTGTAACTAAATATTTGTTCTTCTCTAAATCCATGCTTAGTTAATTTAGTTGGAGTATAGTTTGCTTTGTCATGTATCTCTGACTTATATAATGCACAAGATCTAAAATGATGTGCTGGAAGAATCTCACTTCTTAAATATTGCATACCACAATCATCTCCACAGAATACATAGTTTCCTTCTTCGTCTAATACTATTCTATTGATAACTCCTTTAAGAAATTTAGGATCTCTCTTAGGTGTTGGATTGGTCATTGGTACTGTTACACCACTAGCTAAATCATATCCACTTTCTATTACTTTTTTCAATCTTTCTAAATAGTCTGGTTCTAATATAACATCATCATCTACTCTACATAGATACTTGTAATCAAATTCTCTTGCCCAGTCTACTATGTTTTGTCTTGCCTTACTTACTCCATGTGGAAAGTCTGTTCTTTTAATCTTAACACTAAAGTCTTCTTGTATTAATCTAGTTAACATACAATTAAAGAAATGATAACTCTGTAGTTGTGTGCCACTTTGATCATCTAGAATAAATATATCAAAGTCTTTGTATGTTTGAGTTCTTAAACTTTGTAGTAGTAATGATAGTTCTGTTGGACGATCTCTTACGTTTATTAGTATTGCTGTTTCTTTCATAGTTTCCATTTCTCCTTAAAGTATTTAGCTGACTCTTGTTTCATTTCTTCTGTATCTGTTGCTCTGTCATGTGCTCTTTCGTTTTGCATATGATGATCTACCCAGTAATTTAGTTTAGCTATTGCTCCTATTAGACTACATCTATATGAATGATCTATATCTACACCAAATCCATTAGGAAATTTATCATCATATCCACCTACATGTTTGATTGTGTTGTGTGGATAATAAGTACACCATCCACCTACCCATTCAAATCCATCTATGTAATCTGAACCACTTACTCCACCACCATTGATTGGTATTACTACACTAATTTTATCATGTTGTGCTATCTCACTCATTATCTTTAACCAGTCACGATTATATAATTTAGGGAATAATACATCAGTCTGAGTTAATAATAAATCCATCTCTTCTTGTTTAGCCATTTCGAATAATCTATTGTATGCCTTGAGTGGTCCTTCTCTTTCTGTATTGATTACTTTTACTTCAGGATATAAATGACTCCACCAATCACATTCTTCTTTGGCTCCATCTGTACTACCTGATTCGATTATAACTATCTTATCGTAATGTGTAGTTGAGTTGACTAGACTCTCCATCATAGCTTTAAAACTATCTCTATCATTATGTACAGGTACACCAATCATTACTTTCGTTTGCATTCTATTATCTCCTTTATTCCTTTGAATATATCTATCTCTGGTTTGAAATCCCAATCTAAATCCATTACTCTACGTTTGGCTCCTGTTGGTTTAGTCTTATCAAATACTATTTTCTTCTTATATTGTTTAGCTATGAACTCAGCTACATCTCTTATCTTTACTGCTATACCTGAACATAGATTAATTGTTTGATTGTTTAGATTAGTCATAGCTTCTATCATTCCTCTTGCACAATCTTTAGAATTGATGAAGTCTCGTTCAGTAGATCCGTCACCCCAGATTTCTAAGAATGGTTCATCTCTTGCTTTCTTAATTAAATCAGATACTACCATTAAATGTTCTTTAGATAAATCATCGTATCTTCCATATACGTTTGCTGGTCTAGCAATAATATAATCCATTCCACTAGCTTTAACATGATGTTCACCTGTTAGTTTTGCCCATGCTGGATAGAAATCAGACTCCATATTCTCTACTGCAATACTACTTGTATATAGAAACTTCTTTACTCCGGAGTTTCTTGCTGCTTTAATCATATTAGTATTAAATAGAATCATTGGTTCAAAGAAATCTAATGGTTGTTCTTGTGTCATTTTAGGATTACCTTTTATACCTGCTAAATGAAATACATAATCTACTTGACTACATCTATTAAAACAATGTCCGTAGTTAGTTAGATCCCAGTGCTCTTTTATATCTGCTGTCCTAACAGATGCACCTAATTTTTTAAGTTGTAATACTAATTCTCTACCTATCATTCCAGAACTACCAGTCACTAATACTTTTTTATTCTTAAACATCTTTCATTACCCTTTCTACAATTAATTGCAGATATTTGTCATCGCATTTATCACATAATGGATGACCCCTTGTTTTAAATATTCTCTTTCCACATGCCTTACATTTAAAAAATATTTTAAACATTTTGTCTCCAGAAGTCTAATAAATCTTCCATTGTCTTATCAAAAGGAATCTCTGGTTCCCATCCACTTTCTTTTTTAAATTTAGTACAATCAGGTATTTGTAAAGTTACATCTGCCTTTCTTAATAGTTTTGGATCTTGTTCTAGTTTAATCTTATCACCTATTGGACTCATATCAATTAATGTTTTTAACATAGTTTCTATTTTCATTTCGGTTTCTCCACCTATATTATATACTTCTCCTGGAGTACAGTTATGTAGTAATAAGTAATAAGCCTTAACTGCATCTCTTACATCTGCGAATGTTCTAACACTATCTAAGTTACCATGTTTAAGAATAAATTCTTTTCTAAGTTCTTTGGAATCATCTTTTACAAATTCATGTAATTCTTTTTCAAATTCTGCTATCTGTTTAGCGAATGCACATTCAGCTGACATCATAGTACGTCTAGGTCCTGTGTGAGTAAACATACGAGTTCGTATAATCTTTAATCCGTAATACTTGAAGTAAACATAAGCAATCATGTCTGCTGCAACTTTACTTGCTGCATAAGGGTTAGCTGGTCTTGGTTGACACAATTCATTAATAGGAATATCTTCTTCGGTTACTTGTCCGTAATATTCTGAGGACGAACATACATGAATCTTTGGATCCCAAGACCCATATCCTTCACATGCTTGACATGTTTTTGATTGATCTATAGTTAATCTAATCGCTTCTAGTAAGTTAGTTGTACCTACTGCATTAGTTCTCATTGTTTCAATTGGTCTATCAAAGGAATCATTTACATAAGACTCTGCTGCCAAATGATAAATATAATCTGGTTTAGTTTCTAATGCTTTAAGTAGACTAGACATATCGTTTAAATCTGCTGGTATCATAGTGATCTTATCTTTAATGTGTTTGATACGTGAGAGATCTTCATTCCATCGATATGTACCTACTACTTGTTCTCCTTTCTCTAGTAAGTAATCTGCTAAGTGACTTGCTACAAATCCACCTACTCCCGTAATTAAATTAACAGTCATTTGGTTTCCTCTCTTGGTGTATCGTTGTAATCTCCACTGATATATGTACCTTCTGCTATATCAATAACAATACTATCTTTAGCAAATATACCACCGTGAATAATTCTTGGTCCTCTGAATACAACATCTCCTTCACTTAGTTCATATGTTTCTTTTTCACCTGTGTCTACATTCTCCATTACATAATCCCAACACTTACCTTTCATCATATACATGCACTCAGCATAGTTATGCCAATGTCCAGATGTTCCACCTAAATATGATTCTTCCTTTACTTCTAGTATCTTAATATTTCTTCCAGAGAATTGTCCATTCATTAATTCAACTAATTTTCTTCTATCATCTTCATTTACTACAAATGCTTTTTTAACTTCTACTCCTCTCATTTTGTTATTAACCATGTTACTAATTTATATATTGCCCAAATTGAAATAACAGTTGATACTACTGCTAATGCTATAAACATTTCTATTATTGTTCTTTCTCTCATTTTCTATATGCGTTTGGATTAACGCCTCCTAATGGTAGTTCAATTAAGATTGTTGTTATTCCTTCTTTGGCTCTTCTGTATGCAGCTTGATATTCTTTAACAACATCCTTTGATGTTTCTAGTTTTACTATTTTAATATTAGGACACATTAATTTAAGTGCTTCTGTATAATCACTACAATGTTGTACACCTGGATAGAGTGGATAAGTATTTCCTATACCTGTTCTTATTATTATTCCTGGTTTGAATATACCATTAGACATTTCTTCACAATGATTAATATGATTAACTAATTGATCTGTTCCACATATTAAAAAATCCATTCTAGGAAATACACTCACAGGCATTAGTCCTTCAATAGCCATACCTAAACTTATACCCATCTGCATGTTCTCTGCTACTGGCATTTCTATTTTCTTTTTAGGAGGTACATCTCTTAAACTTTTGAATGTTGGACTTCCTTCGTATTCTACTGTTTGACCAATGAAGTATACCTTCTTCTTATTACCTAACCAATCCATAGCTAAC